GCCATGTTCTGCACCCCAATGGACGGCATGATCGGCTGAAGACCCAGCACACGCATCTCGGCTTCGAGATCCTTGAGGTGTTCGCGCACTTCTTTGATCGACTGCGCCGACGGCTCAACGAACCCCCATTCCGGGCGGACGCCATCCTGCGAGGCCGGCGCGAACAGCACGGTGCGGGGGCCGACACGGATCGGGACCATCTCGGTTGTCGCGTTTCCATCGGGGCCGATGACGGTCTGCGTCGGCGACTGCATCCCCTTCGCCTGAAGCATCGGGAAGCCGGCGAAGTCGAAGATCTCGTTCAGCCGGTTGGCATGCTGGTAGTGCTCGATCTGCTTGTAGGCGAGGTCCAGCATGGTCGGCTTGATGCCGAAGCGGCCGTTCACGTCCAGGCCGAATATGACCGGCGACAAAGGAATTTCCGTCATGCCTTCGACAATGGTTTCAGCGCTTTGCGCCCAGCCGTTCTCTCCCTTTATGAAGAGCCTGTCCTGAACGATACCGTCAACATCGTCCACAACGCGGATGCGCTCGACCAGCGTCTCGGTCAGGTCGTCGAGCTCTAGGACGTTGTCGCGGAACCGGATTTGCCGAACGATCGTGCGCCCGCCGCGCGTGCCCTCGTAGATCGCGAGCATCTCGTCGATTGGGATCAGTCGGAAGTACGGCCGCCCGCCTGCCGCCCGCTCCTGAGCGAGATTCACCGCGCCCTCGGTGTTCGGGTAGTCGACGTAGATGAACGCCGCGCCCATGTGGAGCGCCTCGGCGAACAGCGTCTCGGTGAAGGTGTGCAGGTTGTGGCCTGCGAAATGGATGTTCTCCGACCATTCCCGGATTGACTGCGGTACTGCGCCTTGCAGCGTTACCTCTTTCGAAAACGGCTTCGCGATCAACGCCCGGGCCGCATCTTCGTAGTGGGCCGAGAACGGTGCGTTGGCGACGCGGCGCCGGAAGTCCTCGTCGCTCTCACTTGGGAACTGCGGCAGATACAGCTTGCCCCCAGCGCGGACTGCCGACGCCCCACCGCGCACCGCGCGGACGAGCTGCCAGTCTGCCGCCATCGCCGTATAGGTCGAGGACGGTATGTCGGGCTTTACGTCGGCCATCAGCCTCTTCCGTATGATCCCACCGAGGCGACGGGGGCTGGGGTTTTCATGGTCAGTCGCGCAAAGGCGCCGGAGCTCGCGTCGACCTGATCCTTCGTCGCGCCGTTCGGAAAGTTTGCCATCTCGTCGAGGTAGGCTTCGTTCCAGGAGCCTCGCAACAGCACCACGTTGCCCGCCTCAGCCTGCGCAGAGAACGGCGTGGCCCGTGTCACCTTGTCGCCCGTCTCTGCCTCGGCATGCACGTTCCAGCCCGCGAGCATCGCGACCATGTCCTTCGCCTGGACCTTGCCAGCTTGGCCGGGGTCTTGAGGTAGGCTGATCTCGACCGTTCTGCCGTCTTGCTCCGCGGTGTTCTTGAGCAGCTCGCGGACCGCGTGGCCCTCTTCCTGCTCTCGCACGACATGCCCTACAATGAAGCGCCCATCGGGCATCTTCCCGAGCTTTACGCCTGCGGTGAAGGCTTGGCCCGACACGCCCTTTTTCTTCTTGCTGGCTGCTAGGTCCCAGTGTCGAACCCAGCGCGTCCCGGCGGGCGCTGCGTTGACGATGCCGAACCAGCCGCGCTTGAACAGACCACCCTCGCGCGGCACCGGCCGCTGCTGGAACTGGCCAGCGACGGCGTAGGAGCCCATCGGGATCTTGTCCCGTTCGACCACCTCCCGGGGGAAGCGATCCGGGAATAGCAATTCGCCGTCGAACTCGCGCGGATCCACAAACCCGATGGAGGTCCGGCACCGCCGCGCCGGTTCGAATTCCATCGGCAGCATCAGATGCTCGTAGCCGAGCCGGAGCGCTTCGATCTGGCCGGACACGTCTTTCGAGTGAAGCCGCTGCATTACAACGATGATCGCCGATCGCACCGGGTCGTTCAGTCGCGAGGGGACCGACTCTCGGAAGATGCGCGTTGTCCGCTCTCGCTCAGCGTCGCTCTCGGCCGTCTCGGTCGAATGCGGGTCGTCGATGATGACGCGATCGCCGCGGCCACCCGTCAAACCGGCAAAGGCGACGCCCTCGCGATTGCCTGTCTTCGTGTTCGCGAACGAGATCTCGCCGGCTCGCGCCATGGCAATCTCAGGCCACAGGCTCTGATACCATTCACTGGTCACCAGGTCGCGCATGCGCCGGCTATCGCGCTTGACGAAGTCCTCCTTGTACGACGTCGTCAGATAACGCATGCCGGGGAAGCCTCGCGCGCCCCACTCCCAGGCCGGCCAGAAAACCGACACGATCAGCGACTTCATCGTTCCAGGCGGGATGTTGATCAGCAGCCGGGTGATCCGTCCGTCTGTCACCGCCTCGAGGTGGTCGCAGACAGCGTCGATGTGCCATCCGTGAATGTAGCGCTGGTTCGGCTCTAGGACGTGCCATGCCTCGCGGACGAAGCCGGCCAGCGTCCGGCACTTCGCGCGGATCCTCTCGGCGTCCTTGGCGACGCGGTCGCGTTCAGCCTGCGCTGCCCGCCTCGCCTTCTCCGCTCGGATCAGTTTCATCATCGTCGCCGGATCCGGCAAGCGGACCGAAGATTGATTCGAGCTGCTCAATCTGGCTCTCGCTCATGTTGGTCAGATCGACAGTCGGGATGGGCCCGCCACCTGGGCCGGCAAGGCGGTGCTGCGCCGGCGGGTAGCTGCCCTGCATCTTGTTCGCCTCTGCGATTGCCGCGATGGCGATGCGGCCGTCGCTCTCGATCGCCTTGTCGTGGATCGCCTTGAGGGATGCGAGCCTGTCGGCAGCGCTCCATTCGGCCCGCTTCGACGTCCTCTCGACCATCTGAGCGACGCGTCTCTTGACGTGCTCATTTGCTCTCAAGCGTGCAGCGTTGCCCCTGTGCGGCTTGAAGCCGGCATGAGCATATGCCTCATCGGCCGATTTGCCCGAGGCGAGACCGCGGGCGAATGCCTCGTGCTTAGGATTGCTGAGGGCGGCCATCGTCATCACGCTTCACGGTTGGCGGGTTCTGCATGAAGTGCCGCCCGACCGCCGGCAGCGCCTTTACCAAGCCCTTGATCCCGTCCTTGGCCTTCGCCTCGGCGAGCATGCGGCGGCGGGCTTCACAGGGGCGGCAAGGCATGGTGATGTGCGCTACCTGCAACTGAGGGGATCGAGAAGAAGATGACCAGCATGGTGCGCGGGGAACCCACAAAGACCGTGGACCTGAACGAGGATTCTCAGCTCTATCTCGGACCTCAGGAAGGCGGCTCTGTCACCGACCCGAAGGAAATTGCCTTCTCAGGTTTGCTGCTCGACGCCATCCGGTATGCGGTCGAGGAGATGGACCCTAACCGTCGTCAGAACGCGCATCTGGTCACCAAATCGGGGCAGCGGATCAGTTGGCGTGAGCTCGGCTACATGTATCGGAACGCAGGAATGAAGCCGCTTGGCACGGAATAGCAGGCTGCGAAGGCGTCTTCGCCCCGCACTTCGCGCTGTGGCTGTATAAATCCGGTGATTTCTGACCATTTACCGGCGCCTCAACCGTAGATATGCAATCGGCCCCGCCATTCTGACGAGGCCGATGCGAAGTCGCGGCGATCCGGGCTAACAGCGTCGGTGGAAGTCGCCGAGGCTGGCGCCGTTGGTCTGGTAGGACAGCACATAGACGGGCGACAGCGGGCCGGTCGGGGTGGCTTCGATCAGCGGCGTCTCGGGAGTGTCGGGCGCCGTCTGTATGACCGCCAGGGCGTCGGCGTGATCCGCGATGGGCGCGAGCCAGTCCGGCGCATCGATCGAATGTGAGATGCCGATGCCAGCCACGGCGGCCGACGCCGGCATCGAGGCAAGGAAGAGCGTCGAGAACAGGGCGATACAGCCCATCAGCATGAGGCAGAAGCTTCGTTTCATGTAAGTTCCCTTCGGGGTGGCATCCCAGTCGATGGCTGGGCGTCTCGTTCCTCTGGCTCCTGCGCTGCGCGCCGCAGAGGGGCGGTTGGCTTCACACAGCTCGTAAGGCATGCTGTGTGGCTCGAAGCGACGTAGGAACGAACATGCCTGCCGCCCCCACATACCATTCCGTTGCGAAGGAGGCTCAGGGCGACGGCCGGTTCCTCATCAAGGTCTACGAAGGTAATCCCACGCCTCGGATCATCGAATGTGCCGACAAAGCTGAAGCTGATCGGGTCTATTATGCCGAGTTCGGGAAACAGAACTGGACATAGAAAGGCCCCGCGCGATCTCTCGGCGGGGCCTGGCGTCGTTGCGGTAGGGGTCTGGAAGGAGCGCTTACGCTCCCGTCGGAGGCGATGGCGCCGCGATCTCGTCTTCGTCGGCCTCGTCGTATTCGGGTGAACGGCCGCCGTTGGGCAGCTTGCTCTGCTCCCTATTTACGTGCTCGGTTTCAGTCTCGCCGGACGGGCTGTCCTCGGTGGCGATTTTCGACCCGTCCTCGCGGTACTCGCCTTCCTTTGTCGTTCTGCTGATCTCCGACATGGTCGCTTCCTCCTGTTGTTGAGGGAGGAAGGTTCGGCACGCCGTCCGGTTCCGCGTTGGCGTGACTGTCGTCCTATCAGGGGG